CCTAAAAACGGCAGTTGGCTGATAGCAATAGGCGCGGAAGCTGCTTGCCTGCGGGGTAATGGAAGCAGATTCAGCCGCTTTGAGTGCTCACCCAGCGGGTGAGGAAAAATACCCCTGCCATGCCCCCGCCCCGATGTCCGTTGACACCGGGGGCGGACGCTACCATGTCCATTGGGACGACACGGCCCCGATGACTCCTCTGGGCCAGTTGGTTTTCTTCGCCCAGTTTCTGCACGCCGGCGGGCGGTGGGTGGATTTTTGCAACGAGGCTCCCTTCGGGTTCACGAGTCCCAATGCCCCGTCCCACGAGGATGTTCTGGGCTCGCTCTTGCTCTCCATTTTGTGTGGCCACACCCGCTATGCCCATGTCAACGCCCTGCGCTTTGACACGGTCACTCCGCCGATGCTGGGCATGGGCAAGGTCGTCAGTGAGGATAGCGCGCGGCGCAACCTCAAGAAGCTCGATCAAATCGGAGCGCGCCGCTGGCAGGGCAAACACCTGCGCGCGACTTGGGAGCGTTTGCTCTGCGAGCCTTGGATGCTGGATATCGACACAACGGTGAAGACGGTCTTTGGCCGCCAGGAAGGGGCAGAGGTTGGCTACAACCCGCATAAACCCGGACGCCCCAGCCATGCCTACCACACTTATTGGATCGCGCGCCTGCGCCTGTGTTTGGATGTCGAGGTGCGGCCCGGAAATCAATCCTCCGCCTCCCACGGGATGCCCGGCTTGTGGGAGTTGATCGACTCCCTGCCTTCCACCCAACGCCCGCACGCCATCCGGGGCGATTGCAACTACGGCAGCGAAGGCGTCATGGCCGAATGTGAGGCGCGCAACATCCCGTATCTTTTCAAAATCCGCCAAACGGCAAAGGTCAAAACTCTGATCGACGCCTTGGAACAAAAAGGCGGATGGTTGGACTGTGGGCAGGGGTTTGAAGGCATCGAAGGCGAGTTGCGCCTGAGCGGATGGAGTCGCCAACGCCGTGTGATCGTGGCCCGACGCCGCATCCAAGCCGAAGGCGGCGAAGCGCAAAAAACCGCCCTCCCTCTGCTGACACAATGTGGCGAGCTCCCCATGGAACTCGTCTCCTACGACTACATCGTCTTGGTGACCACCATGCCCTACGAGGCCCCCGCCTTGGTCGCGCTCTACCGCGAACGGGGCGACGCCGAGAACCCCTTTGACGAACTCAAGAACCAGTGGGGTTGGGCCGGGTTCACCACCCAGGACCTCGACCGTTGCCAAGTCACCGCCCGCTTCATCGCCCAAATCTACAACTGGTGGAGCCTCTACGCGAGACTCGTGGATCGCCAAAGGCACCGGGAGGCGGTGACAACACGGCCCGAACTTCTCGGAGGCGTCGCCCGCCAAACCCGCCACGCCGGACAAACACGCATCAGCGTGAATCTCAGCCACGCCAAAAGCACCAAAATCAAAGCCCAACTCTCCGAAGCCAGCGCCTTCCTCCAAAGTCTGCTCACAACTGCGGAGCAGTTGACCAACCCTCAACGCTGGGAACGCATCCTTCTGCGCATTTTCGAAAATTTCATCTCCCAAAAAAACCTCCACGCCATCCTTCCGACTCCAGCTACAGGCTGATAAAGCTTTTTCAACCCTCAACTGCCGGATTTAGGCTAATGTTTTGTTCGGGATTCGTCCTTATCACGAAGAAGCCGCAGTAACGATTTATCATGGAGACTGCCTCCAGATTGTGCCGTTGCTTGGGCGCTTTGATCTGCTGCTAACTGATCCGCCATACGGGATCAATCGGAGTGGACAGCAAGCCACAAATTGCAAAAATCCAAAACACAACAGGAAAAAGCATGATGACTTAGGGTGGGACGCTGAAACGCCGGAAAAATGGGTTTTTGATATGCTTAGAAGTCATGCAAAAGATGCGATAATTTGGGGTGCAAATTATTTTCCGCAATGTTTTGAACCGCGCATGGGTTGGTTGGTGTGGGATAAAGGGCAAGATTTCAGCACATCAGATTGTGAGTTAGCGTTTGGAAGCTTCGACAAAGCATTGCGCCGTTTGGTTCTAAATCGCGGAGAAATTAACCGGGATGGATCACAGCACCCCACGCAAAAACCAGAAAAGCTAATCCGCTGGTGTATCGAGCAAGCAGGAAATGTTGAAACCATTCTTGACCCGTTTGCAGGCTCAGGAACCACTGGCAGAGCTGCAAAGGATCTTGGCAAACGCGCCGTATTGATCGAGCGCGAGGAGAGGTATTGCGAAATTGCCGCCCTCCGTCTCGCTCAAGAAGTGCTGCCATTGGATTAAGCGCACCCGCTCCGAGGCTTTCCAAAACAAATTTCGACAGGCAGACGCATAACACGGATGAGCGGTTAGGTTAGGGATTTCTAGCCACCGCCACATCGAGGTCGGGAGGCGTCCGTATGGGCGACCGCAACCTTAGAAACCCGGCGTTTGAAAAGGGAGCGCGCACCCGTCCCTGTCTTCTTCCCCTTCCTCTCCGTGCCCTCTGTGTCCTCTGTGGTTAATCTTTTCTGCAATCTTTTTAACCCCCGTTAGCACCCATTAGCACCCGTTAGCGCCCGTTGCGCCAGCACCCCCTTCCGCTCCCCGCATTTCGCAGGCATTTCCTTTCGCAAGCGAGGGCTGAACTGCTCGCCGCGAACTCCGTGGAAACCGTGCGGAGCCGCATAAAACCTCAGTTCTGACACCGCGACTTGGACGCACCACAAACCATGGACCAGACAGAATCAGCATTCAGCATCGGCGAAGTCATCGACGCGCTGGGAGTCACCCTCCCCACCGTGGATGAGACTACTCCGGCGGCCCCCAAAGCCGACCAGGAAGCAATCGCGGATGAGACGCCTGACAACACCCCAACCGAAGAAACCGAGACCGAAGATTCCCCCGAAGATTCGTCCGATTCGTCCGATCCCTCCGACGAAGCAGACGACGAGCCCGAGGAAACCGACGACGCCACCGACGACGAAGACCCCGACGAGGAGACCGTAGAGGCCGAGCCCGCCGCCGTGAGGAAACTCACCAAGCGTGTGGACAAGCTCACCGCCCGCGCCAAAAGCGCCGAGGAGCAAGCCACCACCCTCCAAGCCGAACTCGCCGCCGCCCGGGATGCGCTCACAAAAGCCCAGCCCATCGTGGTGCAAGACGCCAGCGACCCCCTCGCCGATGTCACCACCGCCGAAATCCTCGAAAGCCGCCTCGCCGCCGCCAACACCGTCCTCGACAATGTGCCCGACCTCATTGCCAAGGCCGACATGGAAGGCGAAGTCGAAGTGCCCATGGGAGACGGGTCCACCCGCAAGTTCACGAAGCAAGAGCTTCAAGAGCGCCTGCGAGTCGCCCGCCAAATCCTCAAGGCCGAGCCCGCCCGCCGGAACTACCTCGCCCAGCGCGAAACCTTCCAGCAAGAAGCCCGGCAAGTTTATCCCGAGCTTTTCCAAGACGACTCCCCGGCCCGCAAGATGATGCTCACCACGCTGCAAGCTTATCCCGGCATCGCCAAGCTCCCGAATCTCGAACTCATCATCGGCGACGCCATTCGCGGCCAAGCCCTCCGCTTCCAGCAAGCCGAGGCCATGGCCAAAAAATCCGCAGCGGCCAAGCCAAAAGCTCCCGCCGCTCCCGCGAAAACCGCCGTCGCTCCCAAGGTTGTCAGCCCCTCAGCCGCCCCCAAAACCAAATCCAAAGCCGACCCGCTCGAAATGTTGAAGAAGTCAGGAAACCGTGATGCCGCCGAGAATTTCGTCGCCTCACTTTTCAACTAAACCCAACCCAAAACTTAAAACCCCCCAAACACTATTATGGCAGCTACCCCCATCACCACAGTCAAAGGCCAACGCGAGGATCTTTCCGACGCGATGGTCCTCATCGAACCCGGCGACACGCCCCTCTTCTCGCTTTGCAAAAAGTCCAAGGAGCCCGCGAATGTCCTCTTCCAATGGCCCGCCGACCGCTACAACGACCCGCAAACCGCTGGCGTCCTCGCCAACGATGATGTCTCCAGCTTCGACGACCAGCACGCGAACCGCGAACTCCTCTCGGGCCGCATCCAAAAAACCCGCCGCAGCTTTCAAGTCGATGATCTCGTTGAGAATGTCGCCGACCTCGCAGGCGTTGGCAAAAAGCAAGCCTTCAACAAGGCCGCTGCCAAAGCCCTCGTTGAATTGAAAATCGACATCGAGTCCATCATGGGCTCCGACAACGACAGCCAAGTTCAATCCGGCGCAGCCCCCTACAAAACCCGTGGCATCGGTGAATGGATCAAAGCCACCGCGCAGGCCGACACAGCCACAGCCGTTCCCGCCGCGTTCCGCACACCCGCCGCGTCGATCAACACCACCGCGACCGCTTCTCTCACCGAGAACAATGTCATTGATGTGTTGGAGTCGATGTTCAAGGTCCGCCGCGCTCGTCGCAACTACGACCTCGTTTGCGGAACAAGCCTCAAGCGTGCGTTCACCAACTTCATCCGCACCACAGCGGGCTCGACGAATGTCATGTCCTCCGTGCGCACCTTCAACAGCAATGTTTCCGACAAGAAAATCGTGAACACCATCGACATCTACGAAGGCGACTTCGGCGTTCTCTCGCTGCATGTCTCCACCTACCTCGCTCATGGCGCGGCAGCCGCCGTCTCGGCAGCCCGTGGCTATGTCCTCGACATGGACCTCGTGTCCATCGGGTTCAATCGCAAACCAAGAATGGAAGAGCTTGAAGACCGTGGCGGTGGACGCCGTGGCTTCTGCGACGCCATCTTCGGCGTAGCGGTCAGCAACCCGCAGGTTCTCGGCAAATTTGCCGCAACGACCTAATTCCGCCCCCCAGCCCTTGCCGGTGGCCCCTCGTCTCAGGACAGGCCACCGGCAACCGGGCTCCCCTTTTTGACAATGGAAATCCTCAAAGAAGCCCTCAGCGACCTTCCCAGCGAACTCGCCGAAGGAGCGAAATCGGAACTCTTCTCGCAGTGGAACTCCCGCGCCGTGCAGGCCGACGCCCGCCAGCACGCCATCGCCGCCGACCACGCCAAGCAAGACCTCCGCTCCATCGAGGGCGTGGGCGCTTTGACCCTCTCCGTTGATCCCCAAATTTATCACTTCTGGAATTGGAAAGTCCCCGGCTGCTGGCGCGACTCCGATTTCATCGCCTGGTTCAAACGCAACTTCCCCCAATGCGTCGTCAAATGCGGCGGCACCGGCAAGTTCGCCATCCTCATGCCCGGCCTACGAACAGCATGACTGAATCCGAAGAGCCAGACCGCGACACGAAATACTGGATCGGCCAGCTCACCGAAGCCGCCACCGATGGCGGCTGGTTCTCCTCCGTCCGCGCCCGCAACTACGACACCCGCATGGCGCTGTGGGATGGCCAATCCTCCGATGGCCGCAAGTGGGCCAGCAACTACGGCAAAAATGTTTTCCCCTGGGAAGGCTCCGCCGACAGCCGCATCCGCCTCGCCGATCTCGTTTGCAACCGCGAGGCCCAGCTTTGCCTCACCGCAACTTTTGCCGCCCGCTTGCAAATGATGCCGGTCGAATCCTCCGACGCCCTCTCCCGCACCGCCGCCGAGGCCGTGCTGAAATGGATGCTCTTCACCCACTGCGCCTCCGACCTCCGCCGCGAACTCGAACTCGCCCTCAACATCCGCGCCACCTACGGCCTCGCCATCATGGGCGTGTTTTGGAAAACGACGACACGCATTGAGCAGAAGAGCGTCAGCCTCGAAGACCTCATCGTCATGGCCCAAGAGCAGGGCGACCCCGCCTCCCCCCTCGCCATGCTCATCGGCGCGATCCTCGATCCGCTCCAAGAAGAGATCGCCATCGAACTCGCCGAGCAATTCGCCCCCGGCACCGGCACCGCCGCCAATGTCCGCAAGCTCCGCGAAGGCGGCACCGTCGAATACACCGAGCCCTACATCTTTGAGAGCAAGCCCGAGTGGACCGCCCTCGAACCTTTTAACGACATCATTTTCCCCACCGCCACCTACGACCTCCAACGCGCCCCCTGGATCGCCCGCCGCGAAATGGTCACTTGCGAGGAGTTGGAAGAGCGCACCGTCACCGAAGGCTACCCCTACGAATTTTACGAGAAGGCCGAGAACTACAAAGGCACCTCCCTCTGGCCCATCTACGCCCACCAGAACACCAACCGCCGTGACTCCATCCTCTGGCAAGACCACCGCGACCTGGTGGAAATCTGGCATGTCTATTCCAAGGAAACCGACGAGAAGACCGGCGCGACGAAAATCATGTGCCGGGTCATGCACCCGAATGTGGACATCTTCGCCAAAGAAGAAATCTCCCCCTACTCGCACGGCGAATATCCTTTCATCGAACTCCCCCGCGAGCGCGTCACCCGCTGCCTCATCGAAGCCCGAGGCATCCCCGAGATCGTCAGCACCATGCAGGCGGAGATCAAGACCCAGCGCGACTACCGCACTGATCGCGCCGGAATCTCCATACTTCCCCCAATGCGCATACCGAGCAATAGGGGGAAACTTGACATCGTGCTCGGCCCCGCCGTGCAAATCCCCGAGCGCCGCCCCAACGAAATCGGCTGGATGCAGCCGCCTCCTTTCGACCAGGGAACCATCGAGATCGAACGCGCCGTCCGCCGCGATGTGAACGAATACTTCGGCATGGCAGGCGAAGGGGTCGATCCCAACTATGTCGCCCTCGTCCAGCAGCACACGGTGGACCGCTGGCTCCGCGATTTTAAGGGCATCATCACGCAGACCTACCAGCTCATGCAGCAATATATGCTGCCCGTCCAAATCCTCCGCGTCTCTGGTGGACAGGCTCTCCCGTTCCAAGCCGACCGCGAAAGCATCCAAGGCAAGTTCGACCTCATCATTGATTGGGATGCCCGCAACCTCGACGCCGAAGCCCTCGGCGCAAAGCTCGACTACATCAGCAAAGCCATCGTGCCGATGGATACCGCCGGAGTCATCGACCGCGCCGGGCTCATCAAATTCATCATGAGCGCCGTCGATCCAGTTCTTGCCGAAATGCTCGTCCGCGACCCCGGCCCCGCCGCCGCCATGGAAGCCAACGAAGAACAACTTGCCTTCACAAAGATCGCCGCAGGCACCGAGCCCGAACTTCCCGCCGAAGGCCAGAACCACCAGCTCCGCGCCCAAGTCCTCCAAGGCATCATCCAGGCCAACCCCGCCCTGCAACAGCGCATCCAGCAGGACGAGATTTTCCGCAACATGATCGAAGCCCGCATGAAGGGCTTCAACTTCCAGCTCCAACAACAACAAAACGCCCAGATAGGCCGCCAAGGCACCCTGCCCGCCTTGCAGCAAGGAGGCGCACAATGAAGGCCACTCCCTACCGCACCGTCCGCGATGGCGTCATCAGCCGAATGGGCATCGACCCCGACCAGCCGCTCATGGCCTCGCAGGCTTCCGCGCTCGCCGAGTATTTGACGACCGCTGCCGCGACGGCTTGGACCTTCTTCGATTGGCCCGAGGTTTATTTGACCGAGGCCCGCACGCCTGCGGGCGATGGATTCCAGACCGGCGTCTACACCTACGAGTCCGACTATGTGGGAACCACCTCCTATATTGGCCGCGCTGTGCAGG